GTATCAGTAGTTCTAAATCTTATATTGTCTCCTTCTATAAATAATGAGCCTGTTGAACTTTTTTCATTAATAAAAGCACTGTCTCCATCACTATAAATCTGTAAATCTGAACCAGTTCCAAAGATTGCTTTGTCGTTATCAGCAAATAATATATCATTACCATTAGATGCTAAATCACCACCTAGCTGTGGAGTTGTATCACCAACAACATCACTACTTACACCACTAACTTGTGAATCTACATAAGCTTTAATAGATTGTTGAGATGCTATACCTGTAGCACTATTAGATGCCATATTGTCTTCATCAAGGAAAGCTTTACCATCTAAAATGTTTAACTCTGCTGCAGTACTTGTAACACCATCTAAGATATTTAATTCAGCAGTAGTAGATGTAACACCATCAAGAATATTTAGCTCTGCTGCTGTACTTGTAACTCCATCAAGTATATTAAGTTCTGCAGCAGTTGCTGTGACTCCATCAAGAATATTAAGTTCTGCAGTAGTTACTGTAGCACCATCAAGTATATTAAGTTCTGCAGCAGTTGAAGTTGTTGCTAAACTTACAGCTCCACTAGAAACTGTAAAGTCATCTGAACTAAATGAAGCTATACCTTTGTTAGTTGTTGAAGCATCTTCACCAGCAATAGTAATTGTATTTGTTGCAGCAGAAGTATCAATACCTTCACCACCTGCAATAGTTAATGTTTCACTATCTAAGTCTATTGCTATTGTACCACTATCTGTAGTAGCATCTAAATCTTGTGCAGTAACTTGACTATCTACATAAGCTTTTACAGATTGTTGAGTTGGTACAAGCGTTGCAGAATCTGAAGACATATCATCTTCATCTGCAAAAGCTGTTATAGTTATTGTACCATCTGATAAACTTCCATAAGTTACTGTACCTGTAGTTGTAATAGCTGATGAGCCATTATCAATAGAACCAAAACCTGAAGTAATACTACCAGCATTTAAAGCTCCAACAGTTGTAACATTACTTAGTGTATCTAAAGCACCTTCAAAGTATGTTTCAAAATCTGTAAGAGCAACTTGTACCATAGTACCGTTGTCATTGACTACAACTCTATCAGCATCTGCTAAAGTTGTTGAAGTTGCTGCTGTATCACCATCTACAATATTAATCTCTGTAGCTGTTGAAGTAACACCGTCAAGTATGTTGAGTTCTGCTGTAGTTGATGTAACACCGTCTAAAATATTAAGTTCTGCAGTTGTACTTGTAACTCCATCTAAAATGTTTAACTCGGCTGCTGTGGATGTCACTCCATCTAATATGTTTAGTTCAGCAGCAGTTGAGGTAACTGTAGTACCATTTATAGCAAGGGTATCTATTTCAGCAGTACCATCAATATATAAGTTTCTCCATTGTTGTGAAGAGCTACCTAAGTCATAAGTATCATCATCGTCAGGTATAATGTGTGAATCTACATCAGCACCAAATACAACATTATCAGTAGCTGCATCACCCATAGTGATTGTACCACCGTTAAAAGTTGTTGTTCCTGTTACTGTAAGATTACCACCAACACTTACATTACCAGTTGTTGTTACAGAGTCAATATAAGCATCTTTAAATCTTAAACTTGTTGTACCAATATCTATATCGCTATCTGTGACAGGAATAATAGCTCCATCTGCAATATATAATTGTTGTACAGAGGCTGAAGATACTTCTACATAAAATTCTATATAGTTATTTGTAGTATCTATTAATACTTTATTATTTGGAGAAGTTTCACCTGCATCTCCAATTAGACCTATTACTGGTCCTTCTGCTGTTGTACCATCATGTTTGTGACCTGATGTATTACTAAATGCATTAACTAACTGATTATACTCATTGTTAAATAATGCAGCAGTAATTGTATCGCCATCTACGAAAGTACTTTGTCTTATATAACCTGCCATTGTTTTTATCTCCTACCTGAAGGTATGTAATCTACATATAAACCGTTAATTTTATACGATGGTTTACTATCGTTTGAAATAAATGTAAAATTGTTTGAAGTTCCACTTCCTTGTAATGGTATCCTAATCATAGGGTCTGCTGTTGCTCCAAAAATGTTTGTATTAAATACAGCACGTCCAAAAAATGAAGGTGGATTTAATGTTCCTAGTGAAAAATTTTCTGCTGGTTGAGGTGTATCTCCACTATTATAATCAAACTTAATTTGAACTTCTGGAGTTGATAGACCTTCTGAACCTGCTGAAACTTTTAAATAGTGTAAAGTTTTTAAAGTTCCTAAATCACCATAATCATAGTCTGGTGTTGAGTATCTTGCTAATATAGCAGTTCCATCAAAATCATTACCTGAATCGTGTATATGGACATAACCTGTATTATTCCCGTGATAATATACTTCAATCCCATCTTTATCAAATCCTGAACCTATTTCAGTTACTTCTAATCCTTTTGTTTCTGACCATTCAAAACCGTTAGGTCTAATGGTTCCTATAATTCCTCTTTGTCCTGCAGCCACTGCACTTACATTACTATAGAATAATCTGTATTGTGATTTTTCTCTAATAACAACACTTGTAATTCTATACGAACTAACATTTTGAGCTAGTAATGTTAGTATAGGTTGTATTGCTTTAGATAATGTACCTAACTCAACGTCACCAATTCTTGCAGTACCAGCAACTGTTCTTATTCCGTCTGGTGCTAAAAATAATAAATCACCAGCAATCTCTTGTATACTATATCCGCTTAAACATCCTACGTTTTCTGTAATAGGGTCTATACGAATATTAGAACTATCGTTTATATTTATTAGTTTATGTATGCTATTTTCAGCAAAAACTATTAAATCTGTTCTAAACCCTTTAACACCTTGTATTTGGTCTGATATAGTTACAGAACCTGCACCAGAACCTGTAAAGTTATTAGGGTCATTATAGACACTGTAATAAACAGTGTTTAAATTATTTTCTACTCCTGCTGCAATTAAATGATGGTCGTGAATAGTAATATACTTTACACCATTAGTACCATCTACAGTTATTTCTTCGGTAAAAAATGTTCTAGTATTTAAAGCTCCTGTGCCTTCCATTCTAAAAGCCCAAAGCTTGTTAGCACCATCAGCTATAATTACTTCACCGTAATCAAATGTTGCACCTTCAAAAAGTACAAACTGACATTGCCCTTGTCCAGTTCTTGCAGTTGCTGACTTACCTGTAAAAGTTGAATAATTATCACCACCACCTGCAGATAATTTATTTATTTGTAACCATGTAGCTCCATCGTTACTAAAAAATATATCAGTTCCTGCACAAGTTATAACACCGTCTGCATATGGAAATACTCCTTGTATAGTAGTAGCTCCTCCAGTTGGTTGTGTTGCACTACCTTCACCAAACTTTTTAAATCCACTAATTCTTCTGTAACCACCTTCAATAGAAACTTCAAAGTTTTCTAACTCTGTAGCTACACCGGGTCTTCGTAGCAAATCAATCTGATTAGAAGCAGTAACTAAACCGCCTTCACATGCTACTGTAAAAGGTTGTGAACGTGCCATAATTTAAAAGTATCTTCTATCGTCTGTCATATACTTAGGAGTTGGATTCATAAGATTAGACTTCATACTCTTCATTCCTTTCTTATAATCATCCAATGCAAAAGCAGCCTGTTGTGGACTTTCTTTAAATTGCCAGACATAATATCTCATTCTAGCTGTTACAATATTACTGTATTGCTCTGGTAAAACCATTGTGTCATCGTAAGCTGACAAAGCAGTGGGTCTTACGAAAGCATAAAAGTGTATATTGTAAACTTTATCAGGAATAGGACTTAATCCAAACTTCCTGCTATCTGGAGACTTAATTACAAATTTAGGTTCTCCATATGTTTGTGAGTTAGCATCGTCTTCATTCTCACTATCTCTGTAGTATCTTTTCCAATCATCAAGAGTTAAAAATCTTAACCCTTTAGAAACGTAAGGAGCTGTTTCTCCACTTACATTAATCGTTGTTACATAAAAATCATCCCAATCTATTGAAGCATAATCTGTAGTGATACTAGAACTATCAGCCTTCAACGTATAAAATCTTTGACCTGCTACTGTAGCAACTGTTACATTACCATAAAAAGGGTCAGTGCTTCCACTAACTCCAGCAGAAAAGAAAGGTAATTGAGGTTCTTCGTTAGCTATATCAAATATAGATTTATTAACAGTATCTTTTACAAACTTCTGAAAACCTACAGCATTTGCAAAGTTTGCAGCAGTCAACGGAATCTCATTGAGTTCTCTTAATACTTCGTTAGTTAAATCTAGATATGTAGTAGCCATTATTTTTTATGTACCTTTTGAATTTCAAAATTAGCTGTTAAACTTGCACCTTTGTGTTTAAC